GAATATTCCTGCCTTTCCTTTAAGGAGTTTCTTAACGGCGAAATAGTCCGCGATGTAGCGCCCATGCGGTTCCGCAATGTTGACGCTTCTGGCACAGATACACTTGCCAAAGTACGTTCAATCCTCGGCAAGTAACACAAGACTCATTTCATTATGCACCGCTGCCGATAAGCAGCGGTGCTTTTGTTTACGCTGCCGATAAGCAGCAGAAAAGGAGTAAACCATGGACCTTACAACAGAAGAGCAGAAGGAAGCAATCAAAAACTACGACAAGTTGCAGGACGAAGCAGACGGCGCAGTCACGAATGATACTGGCTGGGTTTATAAGCTTAGAAAGCCTGTTAAATACAACGGAAAAGAATATACAACGCTTACATTCGATTTCGACAAGCTGACCGGCGCAGATTCCATCGCTATCATGAATGAGATAGCAATGCGCCGTGGTCGCGTTGTTGTTGAGCCGAACTATGATTCAGATTATCGTTCAGCTATGGCTGCAAGAGCGTGTACCGAACCTATCGGCGTTGACATTTTCGATGGAATGTCACTGCCTGACTTCAACCGCATAATAGGCAAGGCGCGGTCTTTTATGACTTCCCTGTTCTGAAAGAACTAAGGCGGACCTGCCTTATCTTATCAAGAGCAGGGTATGCGCCGGTTGACTACTGGTTGAACATTCCGCTAGTGGAGTTGCAGCGATGGGTTACGGCGCACAATGCGCTGATGAAAGAATAATGATGGAGGTTTGTGATGAAAGAATATGAAGTATTGTTCAAGCTGGGTGCAGCGCTCGGCTCGAACTTCAACGGAACATTCACTTCCGCCCGGAAAGTTATTCAGGCCGCTGAAAAAGAAATCCAGGCTCTTAACAAACAGCAGGCGGACATCACAGCCTATCAGCGCCAGCAGACAACTATCGACCGGACGAATGCTAAGCTAGATACATACCGCAAACAGCTTGAAAACGTCCGCGCGGAAATCGCACAGTCTGATTCAGCTAATTCAGAACTTGCTAACCGTGAACTCGAACTTAGACAGCGAATTCAGAACACAGAACAAGCTATTGCAGATAAAAACCAGCGCTTACAGCAGATGGGCGAAGCTCTTGCCGAAGCGGGCGTTAATGTCAATGCACTTGGCGAAGAACAGCAACGTTTACAGCAGCGCACACAGGAGCTATCAGACCAACAGCAACGTGCAGCAGAAGAAGCAGAGCAATTCGGAGAAAAATCTGCTTCTGCCTTTGAACTTGCCGGCAACGCGCTTGTTACTGCCGGCATAGCCAAGGGGCTTAATGCTATATACGACGCATACAAAGATTGCGTAAATATATCCATGGACTTCGGCGGTACAATGAGTACCGTTGAAGCTCTTTCTGGAGCAAGCTCAGCAGAGATGGAAGAATTGTCGGCTGAAGCTAGAAACCTTGGAGCTACTACCAAGTTTACCGCAAACGAATCCGCACAGGCTATGACATACATGGGTATGGCAGGCTGGGACGCGCAGGAAATGCTTGACGGAATGAATGGTGTGCTTAATCTGGCAGCGGCTTCTAACGAAGACTTAGCGCTGACCTCTGATATTGTCACAGACAACTTGACGGCTTTCGGGCTGACTGCTTCTGATACGGCGCATTTTGCTGATGTTCTGGCGCAGACCGCTTCTAAGTCAAATACTTCCGTGGCCATAATGGGTGAAACATTCGCCGGTTCTGCTTCCATTGCAGGAGCGCTCGGATACAGCATAGAAGATGTTGCAACAGCAATAGGTCTTATGGCTAATTCTGGCGTTAAAGGCAGCGTTGCAAGTACAGCGTTAAAGAATACTTTCAACGGCATTTTGGAGGGCGCAACGCTTTCCGCTGCAGCTATCGGCGAAGTTGAATTCTCAGCGCTCAATTCTGACGGTACATTAAAGTCATTCGGACAAACCCTTGATGAACTACGCGGGTATTTCGAACAGATGACCGAAGCGGAACGTGTAAGCAATGCTATGGCTATTGCAGGGCAGCGCGGATATAACGGTCTTCTCGCTATCCTCAATTCCACAAGCGAGGATTATGAATCCCTGCGCGACAATATCAACAACTGCACTGGTGCCGCTGAAAGAATGTCCAAGATACAACTGGACAACCTCAAGGGCGATGTCACCCTGCTTGACTCCGCAGCGGACGGCTTAAAGGAAACAATCGGCGGTTTGTATAACGATGAACTGCGAAATCTTGCACAGGCAGGCGCAAATATTCTGACTTCCGTTAATGAATTCACGCAGAATAATCCGGTGCTTGTAAAGTCGATAATGGCTATTGGCGCAGAAATCGGGGTTGTAGTGCTTGCGTATAATGCGTGGAATGTTGCTAAGAAAGCCAAGAACGCTCTTGACGAATTCGGAATTGCATTGAAAGCCCGAAAAGCTGCTGCTTCGGCAGCGGCAGCCGCTGCTGAAACCGGTGAAGCAGCGGCGACCACAGGGGCTACGGCGGCACAGACAGGCTGGAATATGGCCATGCTCGCAAGCCCTATATTCATTTTCACAGCTGCTATCGCCGCTGTGACAGCAGGTGTTATCGCACTTAATGAGGTATGTAAGGTTGCCGACTTTGAAACTAACACGCTGACGGAATCCTCGCAACGCCAGAAAAACGAACTCGATGAACTCAACGCAAAGTATCAGGAAGCCTGCGAAACATACGGTGAAAACAGCCAACAGGCACAGGCTCTTAAATATGACGTTGACCAGGCAACAGAGAGTTTTGAAGCCAACAAGCGCACAGTTGAAGATCTCTACAATGAGCTTGACAGTCTGCACAACAGTTATGGGGAGATACTCGGCACTTACAGCGAAACTAACTCAGAAATATATCAACAGTCGCAGACCACAACCGAGCTTACCGCAAAAATGCGCAGCCTTAATGACGCAGCCAAGGACGGTCAGGACATTGACTCTGAACTTTCCAATATCATTGCCAAGCTTAATGAACAGTACCCCGAACTCGGTCTTAACATCAAGGACGTCAACAGCCATATTGACGAAACGATAGCCAAGGTCAACGGCGTATCTGAAGCTGAGAAGAAAAAAGCTCAATACGAAAACGCATTAAAGACTAGAGATGATCTTGCAGAACAGCAAGCACAACTCGAACAGCTCCGCGATGAAGCAGAACAGGCCATGCTTGACGCGGGAAAGGTGTTTACAGACAACGGTGCTAAAGTTGTATGGCAGAATTTTGTTGGTGCGTTTACCAATACGGACGGACAGATTCAAAAGGCCTACAACGAAGCGCAGGACAAGTATTGGCAAGCGGCGGCAGATGCGCGCGAAGGCAACGCAGCCCTTGAAGAATGCAATGCTATCATAGCCGAGTATGAAGGCATGGTTGAAGGCGCAGCAGATTCAACAGCAACTTCCTATGACGCTATCCTGCTTGCAACTAACGAAGTCCAACAGGCTTCGGAGGACCTACTGGAAAGTTATAAAAAAGCATACGATGAAGCCTATGACAGCATAACCGGACAATATAAAATATGGGACACCGCTGCTACAGTAATCCCAACAAGCATTCAGACCATCAATGATGCGATGGAAACACAAATCAATTACTGGAGCAACTACAACACAGATCTTGATAACTTGTCCAAACGTGCCGATGATATAGAGGGGCTGCAAGAAATGCTTGCTGCTTTCTCGGACGGCTCCGAAGAGAGCGTTAACGCAGTTGCCGGCTTTGCGAAAGCCACCGATGAACAACTGAAAACCGCTGTTGAGAACTGGAAGACGCTCAAGGAACAGCAAGGTGACACCGCCGAGGGTCTTGCTGGTCTGAAAGTCGACATGGAAAACGGATTACAGGATATCGCTGATACAATGGAAGAGAAAATAGAAGCGATGAACCTGTCTGACCAGGCCAAGGAAGCGGCGGAAGCTACACTACAAGCATACGTTGACGCGCTGAATTCCGGCAAGACAACTGCTGCTGACGCGGCTGCGGCTGTGTCTGCTGCTGTAACCGCTGCATTTGCAACAGGCAGTACCAATACTACCACAAACGTTCCGAGTGAAAAGGTGTACGATGGTTCTGTTCGCGGTTTCCGTGAACTTGAAGATATGTCGAAGTATGCGTCAGGAACTTTATCGGCAGATTCCGGCTACGCCCTTGTCGGCGAAGAAGGTCCGGAAATAGTTCGCATGGCAGGCGGCGAACGTGTGTTCAATGCTAATGATACTGCCGCAATCGCAAGGGATATGTCCAGTAGCGGTGGCGGTCAGACTACCATTACTATATCACCGGTATTCAATGTTTCCGGATCAGCAGATCAATCCAGCTTAGCAGAATATGCTGACACATTGGTTGAAATGGTTATGGACGCACTTGAAATGGCAGGAGTCGACTCCAGGAGGCTTGCTTATACATGATGACCTATACTACAAAACAAGGGGATATGTGGGACGGCATTGCCAAAGAACAGCTTGGTGACGAGAAATATACCGATAAACTGATAGCAGAAAATCCTGAATATCGCAAGGTATATATCTTTTCGGCTGGAGTAGAGTTGAAGCTACCTGATATCAGCAAATATTCAGCGGCTGACGATATGCCGCCTTGGAAGGTGGCAGTCGGATGAGCGAAAAAGATCTTGCAAGGAGATCCAGAATAAAAGTGAAGTTTGCTGGAGTTGATATCACCTCTAACCTCATGCCGTATCTGCTATCGCTTAACTATACAGACAACGAAGAAGATGAAACTGATGACCTACAGATTAAGTTACAAGATCGTGACGGAATCTGGCTTGAAAAGTGGCTAAACAACGCAGTTGAATCAGCTGCTGAGGGCGGCACTACACTCAATCATATTCCGGAAAATTCAAGTAGCAGTACACAATACGTCATCGTTAATATCTACAAAGTGATTGCAACGAACGTTAACGTACACGGAAGACCAGGTGAACAGTATTATGTTTATGGGACGCTACCATATGGTAGCATTATTACATCAAAAGGGGTTGCCGAAGGTTGGGTAAACTTTGATTATGAACGAAAAAATTCCTATGTCAAAGCCGAATATCTAACTGTTATAGGCACAAAACAAATTGAGGATAATTCCTCAACACAAAAAGCGACCACAACTGCAAAAACAATATCAGTGTCTGAAAAGAAAAAAGGAACCAGTAAAGGCATGAAGATATCTGCTGTTATCCTGCGTGAAAACTGGAATTCAGACGGTAAGGACGAAATGCTTGATTGCGGCCAGTTCGAACTTGACAGTGTGGATGCTTCCGGACCGCCTGCTACGGTTACAATCAAGGCAACCAGCCTTCCGTATTCTTCGACTGTCAGACAAGTGCAGAAAAGTAAATCGTGGGAGAATACCACATTGTCCGCGATAGCAAAGAAAATTGCTACAGATAATGGTATGGCATGTATGTTTGAAAGCACAGCAGACACAGCATATACCCGTGTTGAGCAGTATCGGAAAAGCGATATCACATTTTTGCAACAGCTCTGCCACAATTCAGGGCGTAGTCTTAAAGTCACTAACAATATCATTGTGATATTTGACCAGGAAGAATATGAAAAGAAACGCACCGTCCTCACACTTACACACGGCGATGGCAAGTATGTGAAGTACAAGCTATCAACAGGCGACAATGATATGTATACCTCATGCCGAGTCAGTTACACAACTTCAAATGGTGCAGTGATATCCGCTACAGCCTATGTAGAAGATTACAATGATACAAAAGATGACAACGACAAGACTAAAAACCAATGTCTTGAAGTTCGCCAGAAAGTCGGTAGCAAGGAAGAAGCACAGACACTCGCTCATAAGTTGCTACGGCTGCACAACAAATTCGAATATACTGCAAACTTCACACTTCCTGGAAACCCCAGGCTCGTTGCAGGCTGTTCAGTTATGCTGAAAGAATGGGGAGCGTGGTCTGGACGATACATAATAAAGACCGCAAAGCACAATATTTCCAATGCTGGGTACACGACCACCATTGACTTGCGCAAAGTGATTGATCAGAACGTATCAGAAGAAATCAGTAGTAAGTCACAAGCCGATATTGACAACGTTGCCCGGGC